CAGTTTCCAATCTCAGGCGTTTGGCGGCAACCAGGCGGACTATACCGAAAAGGTGCGCGCTCTGGAGGGTGTCAGCGCTGTCAAGGTGCACCCCGTCTGGAATGGGGGTATAAACCCCTCCGACCTTATCCCAAACGCCGCTGTGACAGCATGGTACACGGGAATAATCGGCACTTTGGATGCGGATTCTGCGGCTTGGCTCACGGCGGTCTATACGGCGGCAAGCCAAAAGCAGTTGACCGTTGGTGGCTCCGTCAAGCTGGTCATTATGGCATCCAATGACAAAGCACCATCCAGCACCCTGCTCAATAAGGTGCAGACCACCGTTGACCCGACCCAAAACGCCGGAGAGGGTCTTGGCCTTGCCCCCATTGGTCATGTGGTGAATGTGGTGGGCGTAACGCCGGAAACGGTCAACATCACCCTCAACTTGACCTATGCCTCCGGTTGGAATTGGGCGGCGGTAAAAAGCTATGTGGAAACCGTGATTGATGATTACTTTGAGGAACTTGCCAAAGCGTGGGAAACCTCAGAACATTTGACCGTCCGCATATCACAGATTGAAAGCCGCATCCTCTCCGAGTGCTCCACCATGATAACCGACATTGGTGGCACGAAAATAAACGGCAAGGAGGAAAACCTTGTGCTGGATGCTGACAGCATCCCCGTGAGAGGGGTGGTTGTGGATGGATAGAAAACTCCTTGACTATCTGCCCCCGGTGCTCCGTGAAGTCATGGAGTTTCAAGCCATCAATGAGGCTAATGAGCCGGAAATCTCCCTTGCGTGGGATGCTCTGGCTCTGGTCCTGGCCAACCAATTCCTGGACACTGCGGACAGCAGCGGCGTGAGCGTGTGGGAGAAAGAGCTGCGTATCTTTCCCAAAGACACGGACACGCTGGAGGTCCGCAAGGCCCGCATCAAAGCCATGTGGAACTTGGAATTGCCCTATACTGTCCCGTGGCTCAAAAACTGGCTCACAAGCATCTGCGGCCCCACCGGGCATGAGGAAACCATCTCTGACTACACCATCAACATCCAGTTGGACTACAATGTGCTGCCCAATGCTGAGAGCCTGGCGGCAGAAATCCTGGACATGTTGCTGGTGGTGCGCCCGTCCAACATGCGGGTGCTTATGACATCGTTTCTGCAATCCTATGGCACCATTTCCCACGGCGCTTTTACTGAGATCGCCAATGAAATGGAAATCTGGCCGTACATCGTCAATGAGCTGGAGAGCTCCGGCGGGTCCATCATGGTGGGCGCTCTGGAATATAGCTCCCGCATTGAAATCTATCCCATAGAACAGGAGGAGTAAAAGAACATGGCCAATAAATACGGTACTATCATCACCACGGCTGGTGCTGAGATGATTGCTGAGTGCATCCTCAACGGCACCGCCCTGGTTATCTCTGAGGCTGCCGCCGGTGACGGCGGTGGTGCGTATTACCAGCCCACCGTCACACAGCCCGCCCTTGTCAATGAGTGCTGGCGTGGCGGCATTGCCTCCGCTCAGATCAACATGGAAACCCCCAACATGCTGGATGTCAAAATTGTCATCCCGGATGATGTGGGTGGTTTTGTGGTCCGTGAGCTGGGCCTTTACAGTGAGAGCGGTGACCTCATCGCCATCTGCAACACCCCCGACACGGAAAAGGTGGCCATCACCGGCGGCGTGTCCGGCAAGCTCACCATGCTCATGCACATCATTGTGGCGGATGCCTCTGTGGTGGAGTTTATCATCAATCCCTCCCTGGATGCTATCAGCCAGGAGGAGCTTGATGCTGCCATCTCCGACCACAACGCAAGTGCTACCTGCCATGCAGACATCCGTGCCCTGGCGCTCAACTCTGTGCAGCAGGGCGATGTCTACACCAAGCCCGAAACGGACGCACTGGTGGAGGATGCTGTCACTGAGCACAACAATGATGCTGAGGCGCACCCTGCCACGCAGGTGGCCGTGTCCGGCTTGGACAGCCGCCTTGCATCTCTGGAGCTGAAATATGGCACCAATGTCACCGGCAACTCTTTTGAGGTGACTTTTGCCAATTTGACAGGCCTGGTGGTGACGGGCGTGTGGAATGAGCCTTATGCGAGGATTGAGTTTTAATGCCCAATTATGACATCATCCCGCTGGCCAATGACCTGTTGGACTACACCATCCAGAGGGTCAAGGCCAAAGAAACCGAATACCGCAAGGTAAAGGCTCTGGTGCAGGAAAATGGCCAGCTCATTGACCGTGACCTATACGAAAAGGTCAAGGATGATGGCAAGCCCCATTTTCCCAAGTCCCAGACATTCCACCTCTGTGCCCGGCTTGAGGACTGTGCTGCTGACATCCTGGAGCTTTGCATCTCTGCTGATGGCCGGTATTTTGAAACCGATTTTTCCACTGTACTCCCCGAACACGAACAACACCAACAACGCCTACTACTTGAACACTAACGGCAATGTCAACAACAACAACTGCACCAATACCAACGGGTCCCGCCCCGCTCTGATGGTAAGGTCCGACCGAGTAAGCCCAAAGCTGAAAGCTGCGCCATCCATCGCATCAAAGGAGGTCATACCCAGCCTTGCCCACGCAAGGCGAATACATTGCGCTGATGCCCGCCGCCTCTCAAGAACTGGCTGCGGGCTGCTGGGCCTGTCAACTACCGGCCCCGGAACGGCACATGATGAGAGGGTGGCCAGCCGCCAAGCAGACAGGAGGCCATCCGTTTGATGATTAAGAAACCCCTATTGAGTTTCAGAGAAATATGCACCTTTGCGGTGTTCTACAAAGCATACCTTGCCGCCCGGAGAGGGAAACGCTCCAGAGCGGCCACCGCACACTATGAGGTGCACCTGCTGGAAAACATCGTCAACCTGGTTTACATCTTGAGCACCAAGATATACCGGCCCGGTGTTTTCCGTGTGTTCTATGTCTATGAGCCCAAGAAAAGACTGGTACAGGCTCCAGCCTTTGTGGATAAGGTGGTCCAGCACGCCATTGTGGACAACCTGCTATATGACCGCATCACACAAAGTTTTATCCTGGATAACTACGCATCCCAGAAAAACAAGGGGCTCCACTTTGGCCTGGACAGGCTCCGGGGCTTTTTCATAGACTACTGGAACAAAAACCGCACCGCTGAGGGCTGGGTCCTCAAATGCGATGTGCGGAAATTCTTTGCAAGCATCGACCATGACAGGCTCAAGGAAAAGCTCAAAAAGCTGGACCTTGAGCCTGCGCTTTATGACCTTTTGTGTGTCTATGTTGACTGCTCAGACGGTCTGCCGCTTGGTTATCAGACAAGCCAACTGTTTGCCTTGTACTATCTGGATGAGTTTGACCACTTTGTAAAAGAAAAGCTCCATATCCGCTACTATGGCAGATACATGGATGACTTTTTCCTCATCCACCCGGACAAAGAATATTTGCAGTATTGCCTCACGGAAATACAGGCATTTATGGCATCTCTTGGTCTGGAACTCAATGAGAAAACACAGATTTTCCCGCTTAGACATGGGATGGACTTTCTTGGTTTTCACACCTACCTCACGGACAGCGGCAAGGTCATCCGCAAGCTGCGGCACAGCAGCGTGAAAAAGATGCGCGCCAAACTCCGCAGGTGGGAAAAGGAATACCCCACTGGTCTTGTGACCCGTGAGGAAATCCTGCAATCCTGGCAGGCGTGGGATGCCCATGCCGCACACGGTAACACTTGGACCCTACGCCAACAGGTGAGGGACCGTGTTCAAAATATCTTAAAGGAGGAAATCTAAATGGCCACAACTACCCTTGGCAACAAAAGTGTCGGCAGCATTGTCAAGCTGAAAGAAAACGGCGTGCTGGTGGACTTTTATGTTGCCAAACATGACTATGAGAACGGGCTCAACGGCTCCGGGCGCACTCTGGTTGTTCGCAAGGACTGTTATGACACCAGGCAGTGGCACACCTCAAATGTGAACGCCTACGCCACAAGTGCCATTGACACCTGGCTCAACAGCACCTACAAAAACCTGCTTGATGCGGACATCCGTGGTGTCATCGGCACCACCAAAATCAAGTACACCCCCGGCAACGGCAACACCGCCGTTGGCACACTGGAGCGTGCTATTTTCCTGTTGTCCGTCACCGAACTTGGCAGAAGCGCAAGCTATGCGAATACGGAGGGCACCGCACTCTCCATTGCAAGCTCTCTGCAAATTGCCTACTTGAATGGCTCCGCCGTTGTTCAGTGGACCCGCTCCCCGAGCACGGACGACGCCGGCAGCGCCTGCGGCTTGGGCTCTGACGGCTATGTCGGCGTCAGCGGCTGCACCAATACCTACGGGTCCCGCCCCGCTTTCACTCTCCCCTCCACCCTCTCTGTCAGCGATGACGGCTCTGTGTCCGTTAACACTGCGCCCACCATCACCAGCGGAACTACCAACGGCGCAAACCTGGGCACCAAGGCTGAGGGCTTTAATCTCACTTATACTGTCAACGATGTTGACGGCGATGCTGTCACCGTCAAGGAGTATCTGGACGGCACGCTCAAGCGCTCCTACACCGCAGTGCTGGGTGCCACCAACACCTTTGAGTGCGTTACCGCTGCAAACTACCAGAAAATCCTCAACGGCACCCACACCCTCAAGGTGGTGGCCAACGATGGCAAAGCTGACAGTGCGGCATTTACGGCCACTTTCTCCAAGAAAATCACCACTGCCACTGTGACCCTGGCGGACGCTCTGGAGGCAGATGACCTCATTTCTGTCATGGTTGCCACCGTTCTGGGTGACATCCCCGATGATGCAGACCTGGAGGTGCTGGTCACCAACAACGCCAATGACACCAGCCCCGTGTGGGAAGATGCCACCGCAGACATCCTGGCCGGTGCCAACCATGTCTTTACCAACAAGACTGCCGCCAACGGCTTTGCGTTCAACTTCAAGCTCACCGTGAGCAGAGGCGCAAGCGATGTGGGCGGCTATATTTCTAACATCGGAGGTGCATTTCAGTAATGGGTATCAAAGCAACCAACAAGAGCCTCAAGGAGATCAATGAGGCCAAGCGCTACGAACAGCAGCGCAACGATGCCGCCGCCATTGCCTTTGTGGTGCTGGCTGAGAGCGGCCAGGTGGATGATGTCACCGCATCTGAGCAGTCCATGCTCTTTGCGGCCTGGGTGCCCGGCGTGGCCTATTCTGTGGGCCAGCTCCGCCAGCACAACGGTGTCCTGTACCGTTGCGTACAGGCGCACACCTCTCAGACCGGCTGGGAGCCCGATGTGGCCGCATCCCTGTGGGCTGTGACCAGTGACCCCGCTGAGGAGTGGCCCGCTTGGAGCCAGCCTGTGGGCGCACATGATGCCTATGCGGCAGGTGCTAAGGTCACCCACAATGACCAGCACTGGATTTCTACTGTTGACGGCAATGTGTGGGAGCCTGGCGTTTACGGCTGGGACGCTGCCACTGAATAAAGGAGGCGGTCCCCATGGTCATTGAAATCTCACTTTCCGGGCTGCTTGCTCTTTTGGGCATCCCCACAGCAATCACGGCTTTCTGCTCCTGGATGCTCCAGCGGCGCATCACCAAGCGTGAGGAGGCCCAGGAGGCAAGGGAAAGAGCCCGTGAGAAAAATGAGGTGCTTATCATCCGTAGCACCGGCGCTGCCATCGCTCTGGGAGAGGCCACCGCAGAGGCTCTGAAAAATGGGCATTGCAATGGCGAGATGGAGACAGCCCTGGAATATGCCCGCAAGGTCAAACATGAACAGAAAGACTTTTTGACTGAGCAGGGTGTCCACGCACTGTATTAAGAGAGGAGGGCGGTGATGGAGTTTTCAAAAAAGATGCTGATATTGCACTGTATGGTCACCATTTGTCTGGTGATCGCCACCGTGGTGGGCACCTTTTTGCACTGCGATGTCACCGCCCTTGCTGCTCTGGCTGGCACATCCTTTGTGGTTGATGGCACCTGGGGCGGCTTTTACCTGTGGAAATCCAAAAATGAAAACCGGGCGAAATATGCCCAAAAGTTTGTACGCCTCTTTGCCAAGGAGTATGGAGTGGACGCTGCCATCCGCTTGGCTGAGATCGTTCTGAAAGACTGAAAAGGAGGACGAACATGGCAAAAATGAAAGCACAGACCTTGGTTGACAAGGCTGTGGACATCGCAAAAAACTATAAGACCCTGTATGTCATGGGGTGCTTTGGTGCGCCTTTGACCGGCGGTAATGTCACCCGCTACTGCTCCAACCACACCTACAACAAACAGGCAGCCCGCACCGCAATGATTAAGGCCGCCGCAAACCAGAGCCCTCCCGTGTATGGCTTTGACTGCGTGTGTCTTATCAAGGGCATCCTGTGGGGCTGGTGTGGTGATGCCAATGCCACCTACGGCGGCGCAAAGTACACCTCCAATGATGTGCCCGACTACGGCGCAGACCAGACCATCAAGCTGTGCGCCGGTGTAACAACCGACTTTTCCAGCATCACTGTTGGTGAGGCCGTCTGGTGCTCCGGCCATATCGGCATTTATATCGGGGATGGCTTGGCCGTGGAGTGCACACCCCGCTGGGAAAACAATGTGCAGATCACCGCAGTTGCCAATATGGGCAGCAAGAGCGGCTACAATGCCCGCACTTGGACCAAGCACGGCAAACTGCCCTGGGTGGACTACACGGGCGCTGAGGTGGACGGAAAGACCACAGAGGCATCCCAGCCCTCCGGCGGCACGAAACCCGCCCAGGAGCCCGCTGTGGGCGATGTGGTGACCTTTACGGGCACCAAGCACTATGTCAGCTCCAACGCTACCAACGGCAAGAGCTGCAAGCCTGGCAAAGCCAAGGTCACTGCCGTGGCCAAGAGCGGCAAGCACCCCTATCATCTGGTCAAGGTTGCCGGTGGCACTTCCACTGTGTATGGCTGGGTAGATGCCGCAGACATCCAGGTGGAGGCCGCAGCCCAGATCGTCAAGGGCAGCAACGTCAAGGTGAATAAAGGAGCCAAGACCTACACCGGCGGCTCCCTGGCATCCTTTGTGTATAGCAACACCTACACGGTCATGTCCATTAGTGGCTCCCGTGTAGTCATCGGCAAGGGTGGTGTGGTCACCGCCGCCATGAACATCAAAGACCTCACCCTGGTGGGGTAAAATAAAGAGGAGGTTCATATCATGGAATACATCTTTGACTGGTCCGTTATTCTCAGCATCGTTGGTGCCCTGGTTGTGGTCACCAACATCATTGTCCAGGTCATCAAAAAGCTCACTTGGGACAAGCTGCCCACCAATCTCCTGGCCATCATCGTGTCCATGCTGTTGACCCTGGCAGTGTTCTTTGCATACTGTCAGATCAAGAGCGTGGCGGTGGTCTGGTACACGGTGGCCGCTGCCATCGTGCTGGGCTTTTTCGTTGCCTATGCCGCAATGTTTGGCTTTGATAAACTGAAAGAGGCCATCATGCAGCTCCAGAATAAAGAATGATATGAGAAAAGCCGGAGAGGGTCAAACCTCTCCGGCTTTTTTGTTTTACAGGGTGTAGTCCTGGGTGGCGCTGGCCACTTTTTTCTGGAGCGTGTAGAGCTCCTTGATTTCCTTGCCGCCCAAGCACCAGAGCGCCAAGCGCTTGCCGCCGTCATAAGTAAAGACGGCATACCATTTCACTGCATTGGTTTTGGAGGTATTGAGGCCCGTGCCCCTGTATTTTGCCGCATAGTGGCGCTCCTCCATGATTTCCAGGCCGGTGACTTTCTCCAATGGCAGCGTGGCTGTTGGGCCCTCTACCTGGCGGAAAATCAACGCCTCTGCCGTCTGCTCCATAAAGCACGGCCCATCTGTGGGAAAACCGGGCAGCCCCTCATAGTGCATCAAGCGGGTGCCAACCGGCAGCTCCTTTTTCTTTTTTCCAAACATCAACAGCATCCTCCTGTTATGCGATTTTTACCCAATACTTGAGGAGGCGGATGTATTCCTCCAGCGGCTCATCCTCAGCCGTTTTGGAGGTAAGCGGGCCGGTCATGTACTGCATCCAGGTTTTGCGCCCTTGCAGCTTGACCTTGCCCAGATATGCCCGGCGGCTGCTCACGGACAGAGCGCCGTTGGCCATGCGTGTGACTGTGTATGAGGGACTTTTGCGGGCGGCAGTGAGTGCGGTGTCCAGGGCCGCAAAGAAAGCCTCCTCATCCGGGGTGGTATGATATTCCTTGCCCATTGTGTGCTGCCTCCTCTCCTTGGTTGTATATATTATAGTTTGCCACGGCCCTCTGCGTCAAGTATTGGAGCCAAAAGTGATAATGACATGTCAAATGTGCAAACTATAATTATTTATGAGAGGAGGCGGTGCGGATGATCGCAGAGAAAATCAAAAAGCTGCGGGAGGCAAGAGGCTGGAGCCAGGCAGAGCTTGCCCACCGTTTGAGCGTTACCCGTAACGGCGTAAACTCTTGGGAGCAAGGGCTCTCCATGCCGTCCCCAGCGTGCCTGGTGGACCTGGCCAAAGTGTTCTCTGTGTCCACGGACTACCTGCTGGGCATTGAAAACCTGGACAGCGTGAATGTGACCGGCTTGAGTGCCAAAGAGGTGGCCCTGTTGACGGAGATGGCAGACATGCTGAGGGGCAAAACTGAAAAATAAGATGAGCAGCCCATAATTTTTCACGGGCTGCTCATTTTTTTCTTGACTTTATACACCTTTTGGTGTATAGTATAGACAGAAACCAACAGGAGGTGCCGCTTTATGGACCAGATGAAAACCAGCAAGCTCCAGCTCACCCGTCTTGCATGTGGTCTGTCACAATCTCAACTGGCCGCTGCCGCCAACATCAACCCCCGGATGCTCCAGTATTATGAGCAAGGGGCCAAGGACTTGAGCGGCGCAAAGCTGGCCACGCTGCTGAAATTATGCACCGCCCTCCATTGCAAGCTGGAGGACATCCTGCCGGACGGTGAAACCACTGACCTGCTGGAGCAATACAAAGCAATGATGTGACACATAGACCAAGCGGGGTGACAGCACCCCGCTTTTTTCTATTTCAAGGAGGCACCCGCATGAATTACAAAGGATTTCACCATCTGACATGGAATGATAGATTGACAATGGAAAAGATGCTCAAAGCCAAGTGCACCAAGGCCGCTATTGCTGAGGCTCTGGGCGTGTGCATCAAAACAGTCTATAATGAGATCAAGCGGGGCCTCTGCATCCAGCAGGTCAATGAGTGTGACTTTGAGGAGCAATACTGTGCGGATGTGGCAGAGCGGAAATATAGGGAACACCTCAAGGACAAGGGCCCGGACCTCAAAGTTGGCCATGACTATGCTTTTGTGGAGTTTGTGGAGCGCAAGATCATTGATGAGGGATTTTCTCCCGGTGCCGTGCTGGCAGTCATCCGTGAGGGCCAGCAGTTTGACACTGACATCTGTGAGAGCACCCTTTACAACTACATCTACCGTGGGGATGTGTTCCTGGAACTCACCCCGGAGCACCTGCACGAAAAAGGCCGCCGCCGTTATGAGCAGGGCTAGCAGAAAAGAGCAGCCAAGGCTCCCCGTGGTGAGAGCATTGAGCGCCGCCCTCCAGAGATCGCCGCACGCAAAACCTTTGGCCATTGGGAGCTGGACAGTGTGATGGGCACTGTGGGCTCCAACCGGGCGCTGCTGGTCCTCACAGAACGGCTCACCAGGGCGGGCATCATTCTGGCCGTGCCAGATCACACCGCCGCCAGCGTGGTCCGTGCCCTCAACGGCCTGGAGCGCCGCTTTGGCAAAAACTTCTACCGCATTTTTAAGAGCATCACGGTGGACAACGGCTGTGAGTTTTCTGACTATGAGGGAATGGAAAAGGCTTGCCGCAGAAAAGGCAAGCGCACCCGTGTCTACTACTGCCACCCCTATGCACCCCATGAGCGTGGCAGCAATGAAAACATGAATAGATTGATTAGGCGGTTTTTCCCCAAGGGCACCAACTTTGATGAGGTGACCATCTCTGACATCCGCAAGGCTGAACGGTGGATAAATAACTATCCCCGCAAGGTGTTGGGATGGAAAACCTCAGAGGCTTTGGTCCGGGAATACCTGGCCGCCTAAATTGCACACATACCTCCGGGCAGCCGGGGCGGCTCTATGCCCTCCGGCGGCTTTTGCACGGCAATTTGTGGAAAAACCGCACAGAATTGGAGCCGCTGGACCTGTCCAGCGGCTCTATTTTGCCGTGTTCACAAAATTTTTTCAAGTTTTTTGTAATTTACTCTTGACTTTTTGCGGTGCAAGCAGTACCATTAGATTACACGGTCACGGACCACCACGGTCCGGCTGTGTAGTCTAATTTTTTTTGCGTATTTTGTGCCAAACAGGAGGTGAAAGTGATGGCTGACTACGCTTTCCGCTCTTTCGATGAGCGGCAAAAAATCCAAGGCATGTGGGAGGCTGGCCTGTCCGCCCAAAACATTGCCGATGAGATGGAGCTGTCCCTCTCCAGCGTCTACACAGAGCTGCGCCGGGGATATGACGGCACCCGGCTCCCTAACAAGCGCCGCCGCTATGATGCAGACCTTGCCCAATTAAGGGTGCAGGAAAGCCTTGAGCGGAGAGGCAGACGAAAGGCAGCCGGGCAATAACCACCTGTAAACCAACCAAGGAAATCAACCAAAGGAGGACAAGCTGCATGAACAATCCCAACCCCATTGTGCTGAAAGCACCCCGCATCTCTGATGAGTGCATTGGCACCGTCCGCCTCACCCCGGAGGCTGAAAAAGTGGTCCGCCGCTTGCGTGCCAAGACCAACCTGCCTATCCGGCAGATTGTTTCTGAAATCATTGTCCAGGCGGAAAACCTCATTGACATTGACACTGCTGATGATGACATGGAGGACTGACTGTGACCTATCTTGAGATTTTGAGCTGGGCCCGCAAAGGCTTGGCTGCCGAAAAGGCAAAGCTGCGTGAGATGCAGGACAAGGCCATTGAGGGCCAAGCCCATGACATCATGGAGTATTGCCAGCAGCAGATTGAGGCCCTGGAAGTGAAAGAGGCCACCCTCAATGAGATTGAGGACCTGCACAACAGAAAGTGAGGACTGAAACAATGAAAACTGCAATCATCAACATCAAACCTGGCCAGACTGTGGCCTATCATGGAGAGCCCTGCATTGTGCTGGAGCATCGTGCAGACGGCACCCTGCTGATGGCTGCCAATGCCATTGAGTACAAGTTTGGCTCCGGCAACAACTTTGCTGCCAGCGCTCTCCGTATGCACCTTAATGCCAACTATCTGGACACGCTGACGGAGGGCCACCCGGATGAGATCATCACCCGCACCGTGGACCTCACCGCCCTCAACGGCTCCAAGGAGTTTGGCACCTGTGACTGCAAGGTGGCTCCTCTGACGCTGGATGAGCTCCGCAAGTATCACGGCATCATCCCCCTGCCCCAGATGTGGGAGGGGTCCGTCACGCCTTGGAGCACCCCCTGCGTGGATGGAGATGATACCTGGGTCATGGGCTTGAGCACTGACGGCAATGTCTACGACGACTACTGCACCAATACCTACGGGTCCCGCCCCGCTTTCCTCATCCCCTCCAATTATGCCGTGGAGGATGACAGCAACCCTCTGGAACACTACACGCTCAACGCTCTGGTGGCCGAAATCGCCCGCAGAGTAAATAAGGAGTAAAGCCATGGACACAACCACCCGTGATGCTGCCGCCAGGCAGTACATAAGGAAAAGCCGCCAGCGCAGGAGAGTTCAAAAGCTCCTGCGGCTCCGCATCGCCGTTGCTCTCATCGCCCTCACCGTCATGTTTTTTGTGGGCTTTCTGATCGGCTGCGGAGCGGAGCGGGCAAAAGGTCCCCAGGCCAGCATCCCAAGTGCTGCCGTTACTGACACAGCGGCACGGGTGGATGTGGCCGCAACTGAGGAGCCCCTTTATTTTGATGAGGTCACTGACCCAGATTTCACCGGCTACCCGGAAATAAGCCACACACCTACACCAGCACCGACACCTGCGCCCCGCTACCGTGATGACATCGTAAGTGATGGGCGGCTCCTCAGCTATGAGCTCCAGGAGTTTATGCAGGACTGCTGTGAGGAGTATGGCGTGCCCTATGCTCTGGCCCTGGCCATTGCTGAGGTGGAAACCCACTTTGACCCGGACGCTGTGAGCAGCACTGGTGACTACGGCCTCATGCAGATCAATGAGTGCAACCATGAGTGGCTGCTGGACATGGGCCTTGATGTGATGACCCATGAGGGCAACATTGAGGCTGGCATCTATATCATCTCCGGCCACCTGGCCAATTACGGTGAGCCAGAGCTGGCGCTGATGGCCTACAACTGCGGGGCCTCTGGCGCAAGAAAACTGTGGGCGGCTGGCCAGTACCAGACCGACTACTCCCGCAAGGTCATGGCCGCCTTTGAATACTGGACAAGCGTATTGGAGGAGTGAGCCATGCCGTACTACTGGACCTGTCCCTATTGCGGGGCCAACCTTGACCCCGGCGAAAGATGCGACTGTAAAAATGAAACCAAGGAGGAAACCAACCATGATGGAAATGAAAATCAAAATTGAGGTGCCGGACCTGGCCGCTGCCATCTGCAAGCTGGCCGCTGCCATTACTCCCCCCGACATCAACACCCTCACCCCCGATGAGCCCAGAGGCATCCCTGCGGCGGCTCCCGTGGCCCCTGTGGCCGCTCCGGCACCCGCCGCACCCGTTGCCCAGGCTCCCGCTGCTGTGCCTGTGACCGCTCCCACCTACACCCTTGACCAGATCGCCCGTGCCGGTGCCTCTCTGGTTGACGCTGGCAAGATGGAGCAGTTGCTTGCTCTGTTGGCCCGCTATGGCGTGGCGGCTGTCACTCAGCTCCAGCCGGACCAGTTTGGCGTGTTCGCCACTGAACTGCGTGCCCTGGGCGCTCAGATTTAAGGAGGTGCACCCATGCCTCCCGAAAAACACGCATTGCTTTCTGCATCATCCGCATCCCGCTGGTTGACCTGCACGGCAGCCCCCCGTTTTGAGGAGGGGCTGCCGGAGAGCACCAGCACCTATGCTGAGGAGGGCCGCCTGGCACACGCCATTGCAGAGCTCAAGGTCCTCAAAAAGTTTACCGTGATGACGGGCCGCACATACACCACCCGCCTCAACAAGCTCAAAAAGGATGCCCTCTATGACCAGGAGATGGACAAGACCACTGACTTCTACCTGGAGCATCTGACTGAGCAAGCCATGCTCTATGACAGCACCCCCACTGTGGTGGCTGAGGTCAAGGTTGACTTTGGTGAGTATGTGCCGGAGGGCTTTGGCACCTGTGACTGCGTTATGATCGGCGGCGATACCCTCAGCATCACCGACTATAAGCACGGCAAGGGCGTGCCCGTTTCTGCGGTGGGCAACCCCCAGATGCGGCTTTATGCTCTGGGCGCTCTCAAGCGCTATGCTCCCGTGTTTGGTGACACCATCAAGCAGGTCCGCATGACCATTGACCAGCCCCGCCTTGATAGCTACACCTCAGACCTCATCACCGTGGAGGAGCTGAGAGCTTGGGGTGAGAGCATCAAGCCCATTGCTCAAAAGGCCTTTTCTGGCCTGGGTGAGTTTGTCCCTGGTGAGCACTGCCGTTTCTGCCGTGGCAAAGCACAGTGCAGAGCCCGTGCCAATGTCAACACGGCGCTGGAGGACTTCAAGGACTGCGTGCCCGCTGGCTCTGTAAAGCCCGGTGAGTTTGTCCCGCAGATACACTCTTATCTGACCCCCGGCGGTGTTGAGGTGCACCCGCTCCTCTCTGACGCTGAGATTGGTGACTTGCTCATCCGTGGCCAGCAGCTTGTCCAGTGGTACAAGGACCTGGAGGAATACGCCACCAAGGCCCTGCTGGATGGCAAACCCATTGAGGGCTGGAAACTGGTGGCGGGCCGGAGCAACCGCACCTTTACGGACCAGGATGCAGCCATCAAGGCTGTTATTGCCGCCGGATATGATGAGGCGCTGGTTTATGATCGCAAGCCCAAGACCCTCTCTGAGCTGGAGAAACTGATGGGCAAAGCGGAGTTTGCTGAGAAAATCGGCAGCTATGTTGTCAAGCCTCTGGGCAAGCCCACTCTGGCCCTGGCCACGGACAAGCGTGAGGTCTACAATCCCGCCGCTGCTGACTTTGCAGGGGTGGTGGCAGAATGACCGGCACCGTGACCATCCGCTACCGCTCATTTAGGGCGGACATCTACCTCACAGCTCTGGAAACGCTCCCGCTCTGCAACCTCAAAAAGCTCTTTAAGCTGGCCGGGCAGGAGCGCCACACCAATGAGGAGGCCATTGAGGCCATCCGCCGCCACCTGGATGAAACCATCCCGGAGGCACAGGCCACCATGAGAGCCGCCGCTCTTGATTATGAGAACGGCTGGCGCAAGGTGGACAGACCCCGGAGCCGCCACCCCACTGTGGTGGAACAGCTCCGCAAAAACAAAGAGCTCACCGCTGCTTTCAAAAAGGCCCATGCCCGCTATGAGCGGCTGGTGAGCGTCCGCAAGGTGTTCAATGAAATCCTTGCACCCGATACGAAACACCCAATGAAATCAAATTGAAAAGGAGATCAAAGATTATGTATCAGAATGACCCCATGAAAGTGCTGACTGGTGAGTGCCGCCTGTCCTATGCCAATCTGACCACTCCCAGAGCTGCCCAGCAGGGCGCAGAGCCCAAGTATTCCGTCACCATCCTCATCCCCAAGAGCGATGCAGCCACCAAGGCTGACATTGACAGCGCCATCCAGGCTGCAGCCAATGATGCTCTGGCCAAGGTGTGGAATGGTGCCCGCCCTCCCGTTCTCAAGGTGCCCATCTATGATGGTGATGGCGTGCGCCCCTCTGGCGTGGCCTTTGGCGATGAGTGCAAGGGCCATTGGGTGATGACCGCATCCACCAAGAACAAGCCCCAGGTTGTTGGCATCGACAACATCAACTGTGAGCTGGCACCCTCTGACATTTACAGCGGCATGTATGGCCGTGTTACTATCCGTTTCTTTGGCTATTCCAACTCCGGCAACAAGGGCATTGGCTGCGGCCTGGGCAATGTGCTCAAGACCCGTGACGGTGAGCCCCTGGCTGGCCAGGCATCCGCTGCCTCTGATTTTGCGGGCATCGGCGCTGCTCCTGCTGTCAATCCTGCCGCTCCTGCTACTCCCGCATACGGTGCGGCCATGCCCGCCACTCCCGGCGCTCCCTGGAACACCAACAACGGCATCAACCCCATCACTGGACAGCCCATGTAAGGAGAGAACAAGATGCACCATCTCAGCATAGACCTTGAAACCTATTCCAGCGTGCCGATTGCAAAGGCCGGTGCCCAAAAGTACATATCAAGCCCGGACTTTGAAATCCTGCTCTTTGCGTACAGTCTGGATGGTGCGCCTGTTGAAATCATCGACCTGGCACGGGGGGAACAACTCCCCCCGTGGTTGGTCCAGGCCATCACCAGCCCCGACTACATCAAGCACGCATACAATGCCCCCTTTGAGTGGGGCTGCCTCTCCAAATACCTTGGCTGGCTCCCGCCGGACCAGTGGCGCTGCACCATGTTCCACGGCCTTTATTGTGGTTACACAGCGGGCCTGGATGCCACAGGGCGGGCTCTGGGGCTTGGGGAGGATAAACGCAAGCTAAACACCGGCAAGGCGCTCATCCGCTATTTTTGCGTGCCCTGCAACCCCTCCAAGGCCAATGGCCAGCGCACCCGCAACTACCACTACCATGACACCGCCAAATGGGAGCTGTTCAAAGACTACTGCCGCCAGGATGTTGTCACGGAGATGGAAATTGAGCGGAGGCTGTCCGCTTTCCCTGTGCCAGATTGGGTGCAGAAACAGTGGGAGGTTGACCTCATCATCAATGCCCGTGGCGTGGCTGTTGATATGGATTTTGTCAGCGGTGCCCTCCAGATGGGTGCCACGGTCAAGTCTGATCTGATGAAAGAGGCCACGGAGCTCTCCAAGCTGGACAACCCCAACAGCGTGGCCCAGCTTTCCCAATGGCTCCAGGAGGAGATTGGTGAGGAGCTGGCTGACCTCAGAAAAGACACCGTTGCCAGACTGCTCCAGCAAGACGGCAACAGCCCTCATGTCCAGCGTATGTTGGAAATCCGCCAAGAGCTGGGCAAGACATCAACCAAGAAATATGACGCTATTGAGGCCGCTGTGTGCCCGGATGGCCGTGTCCGTGGGCTGCTCCAATTCTATGGAGCCAACCGCACTGGCAGATGGGCTGGGCGGCTGGTGCAGGTCCAAAACCTGCCCCGCACCTACACTGAGCCCCTTGACCTTGCCCGTGATCTGGTGAGGGGCCGCAAGCTGGATGCCCTGCGTACCGTCTACGGCTCTGTGCCCGATACTCTCAGCCAGCTCATCCGCACGGCCTTTGTGGCCCCGGATGGTCATGTCCTCATTGATGCAGACTTTTCCGCCATTGAGGCCCGTGTCATCTCCTGGCTGGCTGGTGAGCAGTGGAGGCTTGAGGTTTTCCGCACCCACGGCAAAATCTATGAGACCTCTGCCTCTCAGATGTTTGGCGTGCCCATTGAGCTCATCAAAAAGGGTAACCCAGAGTATGAGCTGCGCCAGCGTGGCAAGGTTGCGGAGCTGGCCCTGGGCTACCAGGGCGGCGTGGGAGCCATGAGGCAGATGGATGTGGGCCACCAGCTTGATGACCTCAGTGATGATGAGGTCAAAGACATTGTGACCCGCTGGAGAGAAACCAACAAGCGCATCCGTGATCTGTGGTATGCCCTGGACAACGCTGCTGTGCAGGTCATCACCCAGGGTGGCTCTGTTGGCATCAACGGCCTCATCATTGCCCGTGAGTTTGACTATAACCAAGGCACCGACTGCATGACCATCACACTGCCCTCTGGCCGCAAGCTCTACTATGTGAGCCCCGGCATTGGTGAAAACCAGTGGGGCAATCCCTCCATCTCCTACATGGGCATGGACCAGAAAACCAAGAGATGGAAACGCATTGAAACCTACGGCGGCAAACTGGTGGAAAACTGCGTGCAAGCCATTGCCCGTGACTGTCTGGCCTACGCCATTGACAACCTGGAGGCCGCCGGGCTGCCGGTGATCTTCCATGTGCATGATGAGGTGGTCATTGATGTGGCCCCTTGGGCGGATGACAAAACCATGCTCAAAACCGTCTGTGACATCATGCGACAACCCGCACCATGGGCCCAAGACCTGCCCCTCAACGCTGAGGGCTGGGTGGGCCGCTACTTCAAGAAAGACTAAGCTGACAACCAAGGAGGCTGCTATGGATAAAACCAAAACCCTGGCCGATGTCGAGCCCCGCTATTTTGATATGATTATGGGCTTGAATGAGGCCGCCTATGAGCGTATTGGTGCCCCGGATTTTGTCCGTGTTCTCCCCCCCCCCGGAGGATAAAACACCCGGCAATCCGATTTATGCCTGGGGCATTGAAATGCTGAGAGCTGGCCATTGAGCTGCTGGACAGCAGCACCGAAACCACCGATTGACCCACACATTAAAAGGACTGATACACCATGACTTGGACCAAATCAAACAGGGCGGACCCAAAGGCCAGAGCCGTTGCAGACCGCCACTATAACCGGCAAAAGCCTGGCTCTCCGCAATTCGTACCACCTGGGCGCTGCTTGGTATTGTATGCAGAAAACGAAACCGGCAAAGCCCTTTGGGTAACATCTTGGCCATATGCTCAATATGTAAAACATCAATGGGCTGGGGCGTGGATGTGCTCTGCTTTTCGCAATGAGGGCGCTGGCGTGGCCTCTGAGCTCATCCGTGAGGCGGTGGCTGCCACCATGGAATATTTTGGAGAGCCGCCAGAGCAAGGCATGGTCACTTTTATTGATCGCAAAAAGGTAAAGCCCACAATGGTGCACGGCGTACCGACTTGGGGCCGTACTTATGCGCTGGCCGGTTTTCGCTATGTCGGCGAAACAAAAGGCGGATTGATGGCCATGCAGCTTTTACCAAAAGATATGCCGAAACCAAAGGAGGCACCCCATGAACAAGACCACCATTGATGCCATGACCTCCACCGGCAAGGATGATTGGGAAACACCCGCCTGGTTATTTGACCAGCTCAATGCAGAGTTTCATTTCACCCTTGACCCCTGCTGTACTCACAAAACAGCAAAGTGCTCCAAGCACTACACCCCGGAGGAGAATGGCCTCATCCAAGATTGGGGGGGGGAGATCGTCTTTTGCAATCCACCCTACTCCCGCAAAACCAACACCAACCCCGGCCAGATCGCCTGGGTGCAAAAATGTGCGGCAGAGGCCGAAAAGCCCGGCACCATCGTGGTGGCCCTGCTGCCAGCCAGAACGGACACGGAACTTTTCCACCGCTACATATATGGAAAAGCGGAAATCCGTTTCCTCAAAGGCCGTGTGTCTTTTCTTGACCACGGCAAAGAAACCGGCAAGCCATTGTTTGGCTCAATGATATGTATATGGAGGTACACCCATGAAAATCATCTCTCCCAATGTTGAAATCCTCACCCCGCTGGATGGCCAGGCTGTCCTCCAGCACATTGAGCGCTGTGGCCGTGTGTGCTACAAGTCTGAGGATAAAATCACCGATACCAGCGCCGCCGCTTTTGTGGCCGGCACCATCAAGCGTGGCCATGAGGCCGTGCTGGAGCACTTCAACATCACCGTCAAGTTTATCTGTGACCGTGGTGTGTCCCATGAGATTGTGCGCCACCGTCTGGCCTCCTACTGCCAGGAAAGCACCCGCTACTGCAATTACTCCAAGGACGGCTTTGGCGGTGAAATCACCGTCATCCAGCCCTGCTACCTGGAGCCCTATTCCCAGGGCTGGCAGTATTGGAAAGAGGCTTGCCAGACTACGGAGCGCCGCTATTTTGAGTTGCTTAATTGGGGATGCTCTCCCCAGGAGGCCCGTGCTGTCCTACCCAACAGCCTCAAGACTGAGGTGGTGATGACCGCCAACCTCAGAGAGTGGCGGCACTTCTTTAATCTGAGAACTGCGCCCGCCGCACATCCCCAGATGCGTGAGGTGGCCAAGATGTTGCTCAAGCAGATGCGTGAGATGGTGCCCGGCGTGTTTGATGACTGCGGTGAGGTGTGATATGGACGGCTTAATCATTGACTGCTTTGCAGGTGGCGGCGGTGCCAGCAAGGGCATTGAAATGGCCCTCAACCGCCCCATTGATATTGCAGTTAACCATGACCCGGAGGCCATCCGCATCCACAAGGCCAACCATCCACACACCCTGCATCTCACTGAGGACATTTTCACAGTTGACCTCCAGAAACATGTGGCCGGGCGCAAGGTGGCCTTGATGTGGGCCTCCCCGGACTGCACCAGCCACTCCAAGGCAAAGGGCGGACAGCCCCGCCACCGTGGTCTGCGTATTCTCCCTTGGGCTGTGCACATGCACGCAGAACGCATCAAGCCGGAGGTCATCATCATGGAGAATGTGGAGGAAATCCAGCAGTGGGGTCCTCTGGATGACAACGGGCGGCCCATCAAGGAAAGAGCCGGTGAGGACTACAACAAGTTTATCTCCGCCATGCTGGCCTTGGGCTACTCCTTTGAAAGCCGTGAGCTGATCGCCGCAGACTTTGGTGCACCCACCACAAGAAAACGCTGGTATGCCATTTTCAGACTGGACCACAAGCCCATCATCTGGCCGGATGCCACCCACAGCAAAGACGGCGCACCTGGCACAGAGAAATGGCTCTCCTGTGGTGATCTGATTGACTGGTCTGACCTGGGCAAGTCCATCTTTAACAGGAAAAAGCCCCTTGCTGATGCCACCATGCGCCGCATTGCCAACGGCTACCGCAAGTATGTGGTGGAAAACCCCACCCCCTATGTGGTGAACAATGAGGAGGCCGTTGCTTTTCTCATCCAGTATCACAGTGAAACCAAGGCGGGAGATGCCCGTGGCCAGCTCTTAACAGAGCCCATCAAGACCATTTACACCAGCAACCGCTATGGACTGGTCACCGCCTTTGTCACCAAGTTTTACAAGACCGGCGTGGGCCAGAGCTGTGAGGAGCCCCTGCACACCATCACAACCTCCCCCGGCCACTTTGGCCTGGTGTCTGCTTTCCTCATCAAATACTACGGCACCGGCTGCGGCCAGACTTTGGATGAGCCGCTGGCCACTATCACCACCAAGGACCGCTTTGGCTTGGTGAATGTAGTGACTGAGATTGACGGTGAAAAATACATCCTCAAGGACATTTTCCTGCGGATGCTGAAAGCAGAGCCGGAGCTCAAGGTCATGCAGGGCTTTCCCGCTGACTACATCATCACCCATGACTATGAAAATAAACCCTATCCCATAAAAGAGCAGGTTGCCCGCATTGGCAACAGCGTGGTGCCCATCATGGCCAAGGCGCTGGTCCAGGCAAACTGCCCGCACCTTATCAGAGAGGAGCTGACAGCATGAAAAGAGCTGAGATTTTAGAGGCCGCCCGTGTCTGTGTCTGCGGAGAGCGTGAGCAGGACTATGGCACCCCGGAGGACAGCTTTGCCCTCATCGGCAAGCTCTGGGCCGCCTACATGGGTGTAGATTTCACCCCCAAAGATGTGGCCATGATGATGGCACTGCTGAAAGTGGCCCGCATCAAGAACGGTGACAAGGCAGACAGCTTTGTTGACCTGGCGGGCTATGCGGCCTGTGCCGGTGAGATCGCAGAGAGGAGTGTGCAGCATGGCTAAGAAACGCAAGCGCCACCAGCACCGGGAAAAGCCCCGCATGTGTGACCCTGGCATGTGCGACAACTGCCAGTATGTTGGTGAGGGTGACTTTATCTGTGATGATGCCCCGGAGGGTCCCGTCATCGTTGTAGAGGATTGGGAGCCCACTGAGAACTATCTGCGCTGCCGTAAGGGCAGCCGCCATGAATAGGCGGGAGAGGCGAAAGCTGCAAAAGCAGGGCGTGCAGGTGCCTAAAGACCCCGCCATCAACATCAAGCTGTCTGAGCTGGGCAGCAAGATGATGACCCCCAACATGCAGAGGGCCATGGTGCATGAGATCAACCAGCAATGCCTTGAGGCTGATGAGAGGCTTGCGCTGGATGTTGATACCATGGTCCTCTGGACCCTGCACACTCATCTTGGTTTTGGCAAAAAGCGGCTCCATGACTTCTATGTGGCCATGGCCGCAGAACACCGCCGGATGCGTGAGTATTACCAGCTTGATGACCTATACCCGGAACGCTACAAGCTCAAGGAGCTGGGCGTGGATGTAGAACAATGGCAAAAGGAGGTGCTGACCGATGGCACATAAACCTTGGGAAAATGCGGAGGGCTACCATGACCCCACCGCATACAACGCAATTAAGAATATCACTGACACGGAGCGTGAGGCCCTGGATGCCAAGGTCAACACGCTCATCAAGGTCCTCAAGTTTATCATCTCTGAGAGCGGCTTTGAGCTTGCTGCCCGCATTGAGCTGCGGGACAAAAAGACCGGGAGGTGGTTTAGATGACAAAGCAGGATTGCATCCAGTATGTAACCGATACCCTAACCCCCGGTGATCTACTGTGCCAGCTTGCAGAGGAAAGCGCAGAGCTGGCCAAGGCCGCTCTAAAAGTAAAGCGTGCTTTGGAGGGCAGAAACCCAACTCCCACCAGCCTCAATGACGCTCTCAGCAATTTGCAGGAGGAGCTTGAGGATGTGCTTGTCTGTGTGGCAACACTATCACCCGATTTTGTGACACTGACAGATGCCCCGCTCCAAAAGCTCAAGCGCTGGGTGTCCAGACTTGAAACCGCAGACCCACAGAAAGAGTAAAGGAGCGCCACCGTTATGCAATATGACCGCAAAATAACAATTTCCGCTGGTAGCAACCGGCGTGCAATGGTCTGGAGCGCTCAAACCCTGCTCATCTCTGAGCTGTGGGCAAAGCTCCAGACACCCGCCAGAGGCACGGAGCCCCTGGCAGAATATCTGAATATGAAAAAGGCCCAGCAAGATGACCTCAAGGATGTTGGCGGCTTTATGGCGGGCACCCTCTCCGGCCCCCGCCGCAAGGCAAACAATGTGACCGGGCGTGATGTCATCACCCTGGACCTGGACAATATCCCAGCCGGTGGCACTGAGGATGTGCTGCGCCGTGTGGGAGGGCTGGGCTGCGGCTATTGCATATACAGCACCCGTAAGCACAGCCCGGCGGCTCCCCGTCTGCGTGTCCTGCTGCCGATGGACCGCACGGTGTCCGCAGATGAATATGAGCCACTGGCCCGCAAGATGGCGGAGTACATAGGCATTGAACTCTGTGACCCCACAACCTTTGAGGTGTCCCGACTTATGTACTGGCCAAGCTGCTGCTCTGATAGCCAGTATGTCTATCTGTGGAAAGACCTGCCGCTCCTCCATGCGGACGGTCTGCTGGCTCAATATGATGACTGGCGTGACTGCACGCTCTGGCCGCAAGTGCCCGGCGCTCTGAGCCTCCCAAAGCTGGCTGTCAAGCAGGGTGACCCAGAGGCCAAAAACGGTGTGGTGGGCGCTTTCTGCCGCACCTTTGACATCTACCGTGCTATGGATGAACTCATCCCCGGCATGTATGACCCCGTGGACAGTATGCCCGGCAGATACACCTATCTGGGCGGCTCCACCACCGGCGGTGCCGTGATTTATGACAGCGGCAAGTTTTTATATAGCCACCATGCCACTGACCCGTGCAGTGGCCGCCTGGTCAACGCCTTTGACCTTGTGCGCCTCCACCGTTTTGGTGACAAGGACGATGAGGCCCAGCCGGGCACGCCTACCAACAGGCTCCCCAGCTACCAGGCCATGTGTGAGCTGGCCATCTCTCACAGTGATGTGGCAGCGCTGATGAGCCAGGAGCGCTACCAGGAGGCCGTCAAAGACTTTGAGGGCGTGGAGCCCACCAATGACGATGACCCCGCCAACTGGATGGCCAAGCTGGCCGTCAACACCCAGACTGGTCTACCCAAAGCCACCATTGATAATGTCTGGATCATCCTTGAAAATGACCCGATGCTCAAAGGAAAGTTTGCCCTCAACCAGTTTGCGGGCCGTGGTGAGGTGCTGGGTGCCCTGCCATGGGATGGCCGCACAAAGCGCCGCCTCTGGGATGACAATGACAACCAGGGCCTCTACTGGTACATGGAGAAAACCCACCACATCACCGGCAACGGCAAGATTGATGGCGCACTTTCCCTGCACTCCACGGCCCACGCTTTCAATGAGATACAGGACTATCTCAAAGGGCTCAAGTGGGACGGAGTGCCCCGCCTGGACACCCTTTTCATTGACTACCTGGGCGCTGCTGATACTCCATACACCAGAGCCGTGACCCGCAAGGCTTTCACCGCCGCCGTCACCCGTGCCATGGAGCCCGGTGCCAAGTATGACAACATGCTCATCCTGGCCGGTCCCCAGGGCATAGGCAAGAGCACCCTGCTGGATAAGATGAGCAAGGGCTGGTTTAATGACAGCATCCGCACCTTTGAGGGCAAGGAGGCCTCTGAGCTTTTGCAGGGTGTCTGGCTGGTAGAGATTGCGGAGCTGGACGCTTTCCGGCGCACTGACATTGCCCGCATCAAGCAGTTTCTCTCCCTACGCAATGACCGTTTCCGTGCAGCCTACGGCCGCCATGTCAAAGAGCTGCCCCGCTGCTGTGTCTTTTTCGGCACCACCAACACCACTGACTACCTGCAAGACCGCACCGGCAACCGCCGTTTCTGGCCCGTTGACACCGGGGAGCAGCCACGCACCAAAGATGTGTGGACTGATCTGCCGGGAGAGATTGACCAGCTCTGGGCTGAGGCTGTGGTCCGCTGGCAGACTGGTGAGCCCCTTTTTCTCAAGGGTGATCTGGAGGAGGCCGCCAAGGCCAAGCAGGAGGAACACCGTGAGATGAGCACCCGTGAGGGCATCATCACGGAGTTTCTGAGCAAGCAGGTGCCGGAGGACTGGCAGAGCTGGCCGCTGGACCGCCGCCGCATGTTCTGGGGCGGAGCCGTGCAAGGTGACATCAAGCTGGTTGACCGTGACCGTGTGTGTGCCCTTGAGGTCTGGTGTGAGGCTTTGGACGGCAAGCAAAAGGAAATCAGATACAGTGATACTGCGGAAATCAACAGCATCATTGAAACCCTGGGCGGCTGGGAAAAGAGCAAGAGCGCTCTGCGTTTCGGCTACTGCGGAGCTCAAAGAGGCTTTCTGAAACGCCGCAACATTTGATGTAACATTGCCCGTAACATTGATTTTTGAATGTTACACCGTGACTGCAACATGTTGCGGGCAATGTTACGGGCAATGTTACGCCTAAAACCCCCGAAAACACGGGCTTTTGGGGGTATCTGCAACATTGCAACATCTTTTTTCTCTTAATTATAAAAATAGAGAAATTAGAGGAATTAGAGGATATATAACCCCTCTAAACCCTCTAATATGAGCAAATATATAGAAAATGTTTGAATGTTACACCTGCAAGATTGGAGGCCATTATGAAAGAAAGCTATATTGAGAGCTACCTTGTGCGAAAAGTAAAAGAACACGGCGGCCTCTGTTTTAAGTTTGTTTCACCGGGCAACCCCGGTGTCCCAGATCGCATTGTTATCACACCCGGCGGCAAGACCATCTATGTTGAGTTGAAAACAGAGATTGGGCGGCTGGCCAAGGTGCAAAAATGGCAAAGGAGCGAGATGGAGAAACGGGGGGCGGATGTCCGTGTACTTTTTGGGATGGATGCCGTGAAAGACTTTTTGAGGGAGGTATTTGCTGATGCAGTACACCCCGCATAATTATCAAACCTACTGCATCCAGCGTGTAGTTGAGGACCCTGCTGTTGGCTTGTTTCTCCGGCCAGGCCTTGGCAAAACTGTCATCACTCTCACGGCGGTCAATATTCTCAAGTATTTCCGCTGGCAGGTGTCCAAGGTCCTGGTGGTAGCACCCAAGACGGTGGCAGAGGCCACCTGGAGCAAGGAGGCCGCCAAGTGGGACCACCTGCAACACCTCCGCATCTCTGTGGTGCTGGGCAGCGCCTCCAAGCGCATCAAGGCTCTCAACACCCCTGCGGATGTCTACATCATCAACCGTGAAAATGTGGAGTGGTTGGTGGACTACTTCAAACAGGCATGGCCCTTTGACATGGTGGTGCTGGATGAGAGCACCAGCTTTAAGAACTCCCAGAGCAAACGCTTTAAGGCTATGAAACGGGTGCGGCGATTTATCAAGAAAATGGTGTTGCTGACCGGCACACCGTCCTCCAAGGGCCTCATTGATCTGTGGGCGCAGGTTTACCTCCTTGACGGTGGTGAGCGTCTGGGGCCCACACTGAGCGCCTACCGGGAGAGATACTTTGACCCGGACCAGAGGAGCCGCACCCAGATTTTCAGCTATAAGGCCAAGGACGGCGCAGATGATGCGGTGCTGTCCGCCATCTCTGACATCTGCATCTCCATGAAAGCTGAGGACTACCTGCAACTGCCGGAAAACATCCAGCATGAAATCCCCGTCATGCTTGACCCCAAGGCCATGCGTGACTATAAGCAGTTTGAGCGTGATCTGCTGCTTGAGGTGGATGAGGATGTTGTGACCGCCAGCACCGCCGGTGTCCTTGTGGGCAAGCTGCTGCAATTCTGCAATGGTGCAGTCTACGGCACTGAGGGCCAGGTGGTCCCCGTCCATGACTGCAAGCTGGATGCCTACATGGAGCTGCTGGAGCGTCTGGACGGAGAGCCAGCCTTGACCTTTTACGGCTATCAACATGACCGTGACCGCATCCTTGACCGGCTGGAGCGTGCCAATAAGGGCCGCAAGAACAAGCTGCGGGTGCGTGTATATAAAGGCGCAGAGGATGCCGATGCCTGGAACAATGGAGAGGTTGATGTGCTGCTTGTCCATCCTGCAAGCTGTGCCTATGGCCTCAACCTCCAGGCCGGAGGCCACCATGTTGTGTGGTATGGCCTCAACTGGTCCTTTGAGCTGAATGACCAGGGCAACTGCCGCTTGTGGAGGCAGGGGTCCCCTTATGACAAGGTTTATATCCACTATCTCATCGTGCAGGGCTGCCAGGATGAGGATGTCATGGCAACCATCCGGGACCGTGCAGACACCCATGAGGCTGTCATGCGGGCTCTGAAAGCAAGAATTAAGAAAATCAAGGAGGAGATTGCATGAGTATTGTGACCGATAAAGAAACCATTTTTGTGGATGAGCTCATCCGGGAAAATGCCCGGCTGACTGTCCAGCATGAGGCTGACCGGCTGAAAATTGAAATGCTGGAGCAGCAAATTGCTGACCAGGCGGCCAACATCGCCAGCCTGGAGGCCCACGCCTACGCACGGGAGGATGCTGAGGAGCGCCACCACATAGAGGCCAAGCTGCGCCAGGCCGTTTCTGATCTGCATTTTGTAATGGCGGGAGGTGACCCCTGCAAGGTGTGCACTGTCAAGTGTGCTTTTGGTGAGGGCCACTGCAAACCTGTTTGGCAAGGAGAGGAGGCACAAAGATGACCCTCAAAGAACTCTCCCAGCTATACTATCTCAACCGGGAGATTGAAATGGACAAAAAGCGCCTCCAGGAGCTTGAGGTGCTGGCCGTTTCCATCTCTCCCAACCTCACGGGTATGCCCCGCAGTCCCGGCGTGTCTGATAAAGTGGGACGCTATGCGGCGGAGATCGCAGACCTCAAGGGCATCATTGAGGCAAAGCACCAGCAATGCCTTTATGAGCGGAGCCGTTTGGAGCGCTACATAGCAGACATTGATGACAGCCTCCTCCGCCAAGTCCTCACCTATCGGTTTATAAACGGCTTGCCGTGGGAGCAGGTTGCCGCCTGCATCGG